AGGATTATCACAATCCGAAGTACAGGCAATGATTAATGATGCAATGGGTAATAACTGGACTGACGGAACAGAACTTACCTTCTATAATTCTGAACAGATGCCAGTAACTGTTTATGGCGAGAATGTGGAAGATTTTACTCTTGAAACAGATCCATCGGATAGCCATATAGAGATAACGTCTGTAAAGATAACAAAATATCGTGACACATCTGTTATTCTTGGACATAAACAAAAGTATAGGTATCATGTAGAGATTAGTGGCGTCAACTACCCGAATTCGAAAGGTGAACAGCTTCGTAGATGTAGTATCACGTATATGCGTAGTGATGGGGCAGGAACTGATGAACGCGAGTATCCTCTGACTGATAAAGAAATAGAATCGGATAATAGCAATCTCCTAAGGTCAAACTCAAACTTAAGAAATTGCCAGATCACACGAGATGGTAATAATTTTACCTTCTCATGTGACCAGTATAATATGTGGTCAGATTACGATGAGTTCTTGATGCAGAATTATGGTTATTAACTTTGACAGGGGTGCTGACTAAATAACAGGACGGATTCCAGAACTATTTCTTCAGTTCTGGGATCCGTTTTTCCGTGGGGCAGGTGCTTTTCCTTATTTTTCAATCTCCACGCTCACGCCGGATTTGAATTCAACGGTGAAGCGAGATGGGTATACGGTGATTTTCTGAATCAGTCTGCGCACGAGCTTTTCGTCAAACTCGGTAATTTCTGCGCTCTGCTTCCCGATGAAATCCTGCAGCTCGGAAATTCTATCTAAAGCTTCTCTCTGTTTGCAGCTGTCCGCTTCGGCCTGTTTCTTTTGCTCTCTGAGCCGGAAGATCTCGTCGGCTATTGCATTGTAGTCCTGTTTGCTGTTTGCTTTTTGGATAAGCTCTTTCTGAAGCTCATTGAGCCGATCCTGGATGCCATCCGGGGAGAGGGTATCGGCTTTCGAAACAGCCCTTGCGATGTTTTCCTGAAGCTGCTGAATAAAGGAAGATTTATCGGTAAGGATCTGGTTGATCGCGTCAAGCGTGATTTCTTTCAGCAGTTCTTCTTTGACGGTCCGGTTGGTGCAGTTGATCTCTGCAGATGATGGCTCCAGCCGGCTGATGCAGCGCCAGACGATGGACTTCTTTCCGTGGTTATTCCAGTGGACGCGCCGGTAAAGGTCACCGCATTCACTGCAGAAAACAATCTGGGAAAAGCAGCAGCTGCTGGAAAAATTACGCTTTTTCCCAGAAGGGCTTTTATGAACGTTGCGGCGGCGGACAATCTCAGCCTGGACCTGCATGAAAATGTCTTTTGGGATAATTGCCGGATGGTCGCCCTCCACGTAATACTGAGGAACAGAGCCGTCGTTTTTGATTCGTTTCTTGGTAAGAAAGTCGACGGTTACCGTTTTCTGAAGAAGTGCATCGCCAAAGTATTTCTCGTTTCGCAGGATCTTGTTGATGGAGGAGATCCACCATTTCGTTTTGCCTGCACCGGTGAGGATCCCGTCTTCTTCTAATCCTTTTGCGATCTGTCCCATTGAGTAGCCATCTAGGTATTCCCGGTAGATGCGCTTTACGACTTCGGCTTCCTTTGGGACAATGACAAGCTTTCCATCCGCGTCTTTGGTATAGCCGAGAAAGCGGGTGTGATTGACCTGCACTTTTCCCTGCTGGTAGCGGTACTGCAGTCCAAGCTTAACATTCTGGGAAAGGCTCTGAGATTCCTGCTGAGCAAGGCTGGCCATGATGGTAATCAGGACTTCACCTTTGGCGTCCATGGTATTGATGGATTCTTTTTCAAACCAGACCGCGATGTTCTTTTCTTTGAGTTTTCGAATGTACTTCAGGCAGTCCAGAGTGTTCCTTGCAAATCTGGATATCGATTTGGTGATGACCATATCGATGTTTCCGGTCATGCATTCTTCAATCATCCGGTTGAATTCTTCTCTCTTCTTGGTGTTGGTGCCTGAGATTCCGTCGTCCGCGAAGATCCCGGCAAGCTGCCAGTCCTCGTGGCTTTTGATGTAATCGGTGTAGTGGGAGACCTGGGTTTCATAGCTGGTTTCCTGTTCATCTGTATCTGTAGAGACGCGGCAGTAGGCAGCTACGCGCAGCTTTGGCTTTTCAGATTTCTTAACGCTGTTTCCGACCTGTCTTCTGGCGGGGATAATGGTTACGTTTGACAATTTCTACACCTCGCTTTCAATCAGGCTGTATAAAAACTCGGCTTGCTGTTTCGGATCTTCAAAGGACCGATTCGCTGGGAGCCGGTGAAAACGTGTCGGAGGGATGCGCTCTGGCTTTTCCTTGCTTTTTCCTTTTGTCCGACCTAGCTTATGAGCTCTCCGCATGCGTTCTTCCGCGGCAAGGTCAAAAGTGCACCTATCGATGATGGGAGGGTAGAAATCATCTCCCAGGTAATGCCGGTTCTCAAGGATCCGGCTGACGGATCCGTGCCGGGCATTGATTCCGGCCTCTTTGGCCGCTCTGGAGAGAGTCATGCCGGAGAGGTAGTTTTGGTAAAGCGTCCTGATTTTCCCGGCTGCAATTTGATCGATCACAGCAGCTCCGTTTTTTATTTCATATCCGTACATATTCAAATCCTTTCCGTTAAATCGAGTCCGCATTTTAGTTCGAACGTAAGTTCATTTCTAGACTTTACTATGATTTTGCTTACAAACTTTTCAAAAAGCTCTTCGTCGAAATCATCCAGCATGACACCTTTTTCGGTGAAGCGCAGGAGCGCAAAGGCAGAGCATGCTATAGCGGCTTTACTGCTTGCCGAATGGGAAAGCGTTTCTTTTTCCTTCCGGAGCGCTCCAGCTTCCTTTCTAAGGGCATTTGTTTCCTTTAGGCAGATCGCCTGACTGATGATGCCATCTGCCAATAGTTTTGTCAGGGTTTCCCGCTTTTCTGTGTTTTGCGCAAGATCGGTTTCGATCTGCTGGATTCTTCGGAGAGCGTCGTCTCTAGAGGAACTTCGGAGCGCCGCCGCATAAGGGCGGAGAATGGTTCTCCTGGAGAAAACGAGTTTGTTCAGCATCGTGACAAAGGCGTATTGAATCGCATCGTCCCGGATAAACTTCATGCTGCATTGCTTTTTATCTGTGATGTGAGTCTGGCAGCTCCAGACCGCGTAACGGTTTAGACTGCTGGAGCAGATCCTTCTTCGAAACACGCTGCCGCACTCTCCGCAGATAATTTTTCCGGAAAAAGGGTAGCGCTTCTGGTATTTACGGCCTTGCCTTTGGATTCCTTTTTCTTCTGCATGCTGCTGAATCAGTCTTTGCGCAGCATCAAACTCTTCATGGCTGATGATCGCCTCGTGGTGGTTATGGCAGAGGTACATCGTCTGTTCTCCATGATTGTGGTGCCGGTTAAACTGCGAATCGGTCCAGGTCTTTTGAAACAGGCAGTCACCGGTGTATTTTTCATTTGTGAGCATTCCTCTAATGGTACTTTCCGACCATTTGCCGCCACGTCTACTTGGGATCTTCTTTTCATTCAGATCCTTTGCGATGGCGGTCATTCCTTTCCCTGAAAGAAGAGAAGTGAAGATCCCTTTTACAATTTCCGCCTGTGCAGGATTCACAGACATCTTTCCATCTTTCCAGTCGTAGCCGTAGGGCACGCTGCCTGCCTTAAAGGTGCCGCTTTCAAACCGCTTTTGAATGGACCATTTGCTGTTCTGAGAAATGGATGAGGACTCATCCTGGGCCATACTCGAGAGAAGGGAAAGAAGCAGCTCGCTTTCCATAGTTCCGGTGTCGATGTTTTCTTTTTCAAACCAGATCGGAATATGCAGAGACAAAAGTTCACGTACAAGCTGAAGACAGTCTGCCGTATTCCTTGAGAAACGGCTGATTGACTTGGTGATCACGAAGTCGATTTTTCCTTTTCTGCAGTCTTGCATTAAACGCATCAATTCCGGGCGCTTGTCTTTCTTTGTCCCGCTGATGCCTTCGTCAAAGTAAAGCCCTGCAAACACAAGATCAGGTCTTGCTGCGATGTAGCTTTCGTAGTGTTGTTTCTGGGTTTCTAAGCTTTCCAGCTGCGCGTCCATATCGGTGGATACGCGGCAGTAGGCTGCCGTCCGAAGTTTCTCTGGCTTTGCTCTTGTTTCTTCTATTTTCGTTACTTTCTTCAATGCTTTTTCCTCCTTTTTCATGTCTATTCATCACTCTAAGTAAGGAATCTATCAAGAGTTTTCTGGATCGATTTCCGAGAAAAGAGGAGGAAAGGTCTTAAAGTTGATGTCCGAGAGCCGGTTGAATTCTTCCTTGCTGATCAAGCCGGAATCAAGAAGAAGCTCTGCAATTTTCTGCGCCCTCCGGGAATCTAGTTCTGCCTGCAGTTTTTCTTTCGTATAGTATGTGTTGTTCATTTTGGAAAGCCTCCTTACAGGTCTTCCGTCAAAAGAAAATCAGAAGTCCGTACTCTGGACTTCCGATTTCTTTAGTCTTTTTTGTAGAACGAACATTCGTACCCATCAGCCCGAAGAAGAAGCCCTGGCGCCCAGGGAGGCGTTCGTCCCATGAGATCACAGATCTCCTGAAGCTCGGTCTCAAGAGGGCACTCGATAATCAGCTCATCGTGGACGTGGGCGACAATAGAGCAGTCTGAGAGATTGTGCATGGCATAGCAGAGGATGTCTCTTGCGATGGCCTGGATGATGTTCTCCACGAACTTTGGCCCGTAGGACTCAATCCGCTCCCACTTTTTCGAAGGGCCTATTCCCATGTAAGTAACCGATTCCTCTCCGAAGCGGTTTTCTCCAATCTGGGGCTTTACGTAAGACAGTCTCCGGCCAGATGGCAGGGTGATAAACAGCATCTGGCTTTGGCATTTGATCGTCAGGCCATGCGTTTTCGTGACTATCTTCTTCTTTACCGCTGTTTTTACCGCCCGGTCCACATCCCACCAGAGCCGCACGATGTGGGGATTGGCTTTTCTCCACATGTCGACGATGGGTTTAAGCTCAGATTCCTTAAGGCCCATCTCGAGAGCGCCCATAGCCTTTAGAGCTCCTACAGAACCTCCGTATCCGCAGTTATGAACTAATTTCCCCGATACGGTAAAACGGTGATATTCTCCGGCATTTCGTATGTCATAAACTCTAACCTTGCCTCGATGAGCCGCCAATTTTTTCTCTTTTCTTTGACAGCCTGCTCTGCACTTTCTATAATCCCCGTACGGTCCATTCCCTGGCTTAGCTTCTTGATTACAACACTTCTGGCATAAGGCCAATATTTCTGATGGAATTCGCTTAAGACGGTATTCCTTCGATTTGCCTGGTTCTGCCTGCGAGTTGCGAAGCGGATGTTTCCAGGGGCATAATTTCCATTGTTGTTGATCCGGTCGATTTCCATT